GATAGAATTTCTCTTGTGGTAATGCCACCATTTTTAATTGAAAGCTGATTTGAAGATATTTCAAAGAAATTAGTATTAAAATTTAATTGAAGTTTATTATCTACAATTTTTATACCATTTGTAAGACTATTTGGATTAATTTTGGATGCTGATAGTCCACTAACCGCTATGTTTACTGTGGAATTTGAATCATATACAAATTCAGCGGAGAATTTAGTTCTCATGTCTCCCCAATTTGTTATGGAGCTATAAGGTGAAGCTGTGAGTTGATAAAAGATAGAATTTACAGACACCAGATCACCAACTTCAGCTAAAGTGGTGCTAAGACTGTAATAATTGGTTAAAGGGGGGTGAACTTTACTGGAAACAGGATTACCTCCGCTCAATACGCCGTTACCAACGAATAAACGTTTGGAATCGGTTGCATGAACAAGTTCTCCTTGGTCAAAACGGGTTGAATTGATCTCTGCATTTGTTCCTCTGCGAACTTTGATTTTTGAAATATAAATATCAGCCATATTATGTTAAACGTTTCCAGATATAAACACCGAAGTATAGAGTAAAGCCATATTGTTATTTATTCGGATGATGTTAAGTTAGCAACTATTTGTTTTTGTAAGTCTGTCAACAGCGTTAAAATCCGCTGTAACATCAAAACATTGACTGTTTCATTGCCATTCATATACAGATTGTTTGTATCGTATGTGATTTCTCTAATCTTATTCAAAAACAAATCATTTTTGCCAATTAAATAGGAATTGGTGGCTTTAGTGTATAATGTTAATACATCTTTTAATATGTATGAGATTGTTTTATTGAAAAACAGACCAAAAGATGTGTCCGAACAACGAATACCGTCATATGTTTTCACTAAATTTAATGGAACAGATGAAAGATATGAATTGGAGATGTTTTGGCGAAGGGGATAAATTCTTCCAGAATTTAGAAGTAATAAATAATTTTTATTTGATTTTGTAATACTATCAAACATGTAATTGGTGAATGAATTGGAATCTAATGACTCCGTATTCCATTTGAAGACACAATCTCCAAACTTCTGCAAGTAATTCTTGAATACTTCTTTCTTAACATATTTTAAATTGTTTTCTCTCATTTGTCCCACGGGATAGGTTGGATTAGAGATCATACGGGTATGAGATTGAGCCTTACTATTCAAATAAAACACGTTTGAATCATAGGTTGAAAACAAAATTCTGTAATTATCACTATCATTAAACTCAAAAATTTCTCGATCAAATAAACTGTTCTCTATATCAAGAGGGTCGAAGAATGTTATATGGAATTTTTCAGATTTTTTATGTAGTATGAGAATACAATCATCAATAACCCTAATATCAACATCCAATAGTTGATCGATACCGATGGATTTTAAATTATAGTCAACGATTTTATCGGTTGAATACTTATTTCTGAGAGTAAGATTATCACCTTCAATGGATGTTCTGTAATTATTACCAAACCGTATGAATTCTGTGGAAAATTTTGGGATATTATAAAATTTCAGACTCCATTTATTAATTAAATTGTTATATGTTTTTTTAGTTCCCCAAGTGAGAATTACAGAATCAATATCTCCCAATTCAATACTATCAATTAATATTAGAGTTTCACATTCGATATAATTTATGGCATCATAAACCTTTAATTCATTTAACACAATTATGGAAATCTTGTTTTCAAATTCATCGTAATCAATTCCATATACCTCTTCAGGTGCTTCCAATTCCTGAACGGAATATTCAATATACCCCCCATCTGTAAATGATCCCCTGAGAGTATAAAGTTCAAAACCAGTTGAACATAGATATTTGAACGTTTGATCGGATTTTACAAATAATGCGCCATATTTTATTTTTTCAAGAAATGCCCATTCAACCTCATATCGGAACGGATCAATATGGGAGATGTTTTTCTTTCCAAGCATGAGATCATCGTTTCTTGTGTCAACAATAGTAGATGACAACCCGTAATAATAGGATTCGTTTTCCGTGAAATCGATGATCTGTGGATTACTGACAATTAAAGATTTGAAAACAATCAGATTATTCTGATTGATGATAGATAATAATCTTTCTATCTCCACCTTATTGAGAACATCAAAAACATTGGCAGTTATGTTGGATGTTTCTGTAATGGAATCAAATTGATTATCAAATTCCATCTTATTGAGATAGAAATCCGAAATGAATGTGTTTTTTGGAACAAGTTGTTCAGATGCTATGCTTTTTTTGCGTTCAGTATAAGCAACCCCATCTTCAACGTTGAAAAATCCCGTATAATCCACATCGTTTAATGTAAATGCTTCACCATTGGAAAATTTAAAATATGATATCATGGGATTGTTAGATTATTTATTTCGGTTGTTAGAGGAGAACGATCAACTATTTCAGATGTTATTCGAGTGCGAAGACCTTCCATATCAGAATCCACCAAGTCAATATTTTTAATAAATATGTTGACGAAATTGGATTTATAAGCTTGATTATTACACACGCTTTGAAGATATTCCACGGTATCAGTGCTATTTCTCATACCACAAGGTAATGTAACAGTTAATGGATCAATAACAGATTCTCCGTCAAGTATTGGGGTAATGAAAGCAAGATTTTCCGATGTATATTCGGAGGTTAATCCAATTTTTGATAAGGTTTTTTGTGTGAAAAAGTCCACATCATCTAACACAAAATCCCCAAATATCATTTGTTTTCCGTAGAATTGATATTTATCAAATGTATAATAACCCACAATTTGGTTGTTTAGGAAGAAATATAATTGCCCGACAACTGTATCAATAGAAAAACAAATGAAATTGCGTTGGGATGGTTTGTATTTCACTGTTTCACTGAAAGTGATTGTTTCAACAAATCCGGGATTGTAAAGATCCATGGTGAAAACCAGATTACCACCTATCTTCTCAATGATGAGTCCCCCATTTGTATTATTCCGTTTACTTCTGAATTTCCAATTTTGCTCGTTACCATCAAAATAAAATTTGACGGTGAATTTACCAGCATCGTTCAATTGTTTAAAATAATTGATATTATTTCCGGTTGTTGCCAATGATTGACATGGTGTTACTACCACCAGATTATTTTCATTTATAGTCTCTTCAGCTTTAATTCTTTCGTATGTATATTTGCCATTTGGAACAAATAACATATCACTTTTCTTATCAAACACCGTAAAAGATGAAAGACTATCTTTTATTGATGTATTACCAGCCACCAATTTTTCCACAACATCATCATATGTTAAATTAAAAGTATTATCTCCAGCCAGTGCCAAGGATTTTTCAATCAAATCGGGATAATAGTAACGATCCACCCACACTTTATCTCCACCAAGGGGGGAACCAGACAACCAAGTGCATAGATATGTTTGCCCATCGTCATAGCTTACTGAATCATCAAAGCGAAACACTTTATCGGCATATTCGGGAGTAGGATATCCAAATGCCCCCGATTCCACGAATTTTGTATCATTGATATTGATTCTGTTGAATGGTGACATGTTATCCGGTGCTGTAAAGCGATTCAATCCCGGAATAATTTCATATGGTTTGTTATAAAACACATAATTTAGTGCAAGTGTTTCATCCTTTTCGGTGTTGATGTCATTACAAATTGAAGTATAATTCCGCATACCATCTACAAAAAATTTCAGTTCTTGAGAAGATAGTAATGTATTACCCGATGTGAATGTGTTATATTGGGAAAGTTGATTCTTTAGAACTATAATATCAGTTGAATCATTTTCTCTATGTAGTAAGTAATTATTTTCCAAATCTTTCAATATTCCGTTTTTTGGTATATTATTATCATCCCCATATTCAACATAAGATGTGTTAGGATTGATATCGAAATCTGAATATATGTCTTTACTCAGATAAATGGGATTAACATACACACTCGCTTTATTTGCGGACGTAGATGGGGATAGTGTGAGGAAGTTTCCGGTTTTTTTGATAAAATGCGGGATTCCTGACAAGGTTTGAAATAAGAATATTGCTTTATTTGGGCGGGAATATATGTATTTGAAATCATATGCAGTCAATCCCAAATTTTGGGTGTAAAAATTTAATTCATTATTTGCATTTCTAGTCAAATAATACTTTGCATAATCAAAATATTGGTAAATGTTGCATACATTATCAGATTTTAATGTGATAACGAAATTAGTTGACAAAGTATCACCGTTGGTTGTAAAATTATAATTCCCATAGTATTCACTTTGATTATAAATACCTGACAACGCCAATATTCTGGCATCAGCTTTTTGGAATGTTAAAAAATTATCACTAAAATTCAGATTTGTCAATAGGGATTCTGATTTTAATGTTTGATCTTCATTTTCCAGAATGTTTGATATGTTAGTGTTGCGAGTCAGTATAAAATTCGTATAATTTTTATTTTTTACATCAACAATACCAGAAAGGGCATTATAGAACGTGAGATTATACCCACCATTGAAATATCGAGAAAATTTCTGAAATCTCATGTCCTCCAAATTGGAGTAAAGGAGAACAGATTCACAAGAAGATAATTTATTAAACAAAGTCGCCACTAGATTATTTAGGTAAGGAGTTCTACTAGATATCCTCCCTCATCAGTTACCAACTGATGTATTTTTCTATCATTTTGTAAATAATTGGTATTTACAAGTTGAACATCCCCCACGGAAGTAGTATAATCGTAATTTGTGATCGATAGGGGTAGAGTAAATGTCGAAATATCAGAATTTACATAATATAATGAAAATGTTGCAGTCAATGTCTGGCTAGTAGATACACTGGAAGGAAAATATTCATGAGAATATGTATCTATTAAAATAGATGAAAATATATTGGAAACAATATTTCCAATTTGTAATATATCATTCTCGAAAAAATCTGTCTTTCCATCCCCCCAATTAATGGAAAGATGGGTGGGTAGTAATCTCTCAGTGACTCCCGATAATGAAATGGAAAGTAAAGTATAGTCAACTAACCCAACAGTGGAAAGAATGGTGGTTTGGCTAGTATTAGTCGAAGATAATGACAATAATTTCGTGTTCATTGTTGTTTGATTTGTTTATGGGTTATCATAGACAATGGATTTAGTTCAAAGTCAAATTCCTGAATGATAAATTGATTATCCGAAGTTTTCATCAGGAATGAGATGTTGTATTCGTTTGAACGGTTGTTATAAGTGAATACGGGTTCTTCCGCTTTGGTATAAGCTTCTGATCCTCCCGATACCGCATAGAATTCCGTCAAACCCCCCACAGAGTGGGTTTTTCTGATGTGTTTGGTAGTATCAATTTCATAAATTGTTGGGTAAATTTTGAAATTGTTGTTCAATACCGGATAAGTTTCCACATCCAATTTTGCATAATATACCTTATCTTTTTTCTTGAATCTCTTGGATATCTTCTGGTAAGGATTGTCGTTGAAAGATGTTACATAAGTTGATTTATTGGGATTTACAAATTCTCCATTCTCAAAAAGGATTTTTTGTATGATGAGATTGTTTTTAGTTTGAATAAACATGGTGTCCCCCACAATTTCAAAAGAATGAATACCTGATAATTCTCTGTAAACCGAACTCAACAGAGTTGTGGATAGGTAATTGAAAGTTGTTTGGAATGGTTTTACCTCTTTGGTGTAGGTATTTTTAACATATATTATACCAGCGGATGACAATCTTGTAAAATAATTCTCCGTTGGGGAAGATGAAAGGTTATAAACACTGGATTGCAACACTGTGGGATCGTAATAAATGGATGGAAATTGGAATTGGATATCGCACAACGATGGAGTGACTCTACCTCCATCAATCATGAAAGTTGTTGTTTCATTTGGAACGATTTCTTGGGTGGCATTTGCAGTCAGGGTTGGATACGAAGGATCGACCAAGGCTCTTTGAAGAGGGGATGAGTCATGGATACCCCCCTCAATCAAACGGGAGTAATAATAGGTTCCACTGAGAGGATAACCGCTCAAATCTGATGATATAGTGTCGATTGTGGGAATACCATTGCGGAAAACACTATAACCTTCCAGAATTTGGCAATTTGGGTAAAAATCGGGAGGATATGTGAAATTATCTGTAAATTTTCCCCCGAATAGGATATAATGTCTGGAGAAATCAGCAGTGAGGCTTTTAGTGCATGAAGATAATCCCGATCTAATGGTGTATGGAAAGGTGGAATTATCAACAGTGGAGTAGTTAAAAGCATATCCTTCTCCATATTTGAAATCATAGAAGGTATGTCCATCTAGAATATAATATTGTTTTTCCGTTTCTGGTATTACCTTGATGGTTTGCTTGAAGCTTCCATCATTTTTAAACAATCCATAGAGATTGTTGTATATGTCTTCCTTGGCATCTTGAATGTAACCCGATTCAAATATCTTATCCAGATATTTTGAAGGAGTAGTCTCCGTTTGGGAGATATACCCGTAATATTGAGAATCGCTTTTATCACTGATCGGTTGATTCTTAGCTTTTCCCGAAGAATCATTGCGTTTTAGAAATAAATCATTGTTGACGAATGTTAAAACGCCATCATTATTACCCCTAATATCTGGATCGGAAAAATAATATATGGTATTAGGTTCCAGATTGTTAAAATTGAAGGAATATGATGGTTTTTCTCCATCAATCAAAATGATGGAAAGCTTGTGGGGACGAAAGAATCCCATTTCCACTGGTGTTTTGAATTCTTTTCTCTGTGTGGAAGCTGTTGTGGGATATTTGGTATTGAAAAAGGAAGCCGATGGGTTATCAGCATCCAAGATCTTACCTGAAATAAAATCATATACGGTGGAACCCGTAGAAAGATAATAATAATCGGAAAATATGTATTTTTCCGTCAATTTTCTCTTATTATCTAATAGGGAATTACCCTCTTTCAATTCTATCAGGGAGGACGACACTCCAGAAAATACTAAAGGAATGAGTTCTGCATTGGTTTTGAGGAAAATATCTAAACCATAATCTAAATCCTTGTTATCATATATCTGATCATTCGGAGTTTGGTTAAAGTATTCAGGATATGTCTCATACAATTCTTCAATCTCCACCTCCAAATTATTTTTCAAATCGGTGAAGTCATAATTGATCTTGCCATTATCGAGATTTTCCAAATAATTGATGGCAATATCCTTGATATCCTTCGTTAATCCAAAATTCGTTCCTGAAATTCTTTTCTTGGTGATTTGAAATTTGGTTTCTTCTCTTTTTTTATTGTAATATTCCGATATTTCTATCAATTTTCTGGAATAGAATGGAATGGCAATATCAAGATCAAGCGGATCGTTGAAATCCAGCTTAGATAGGAATTTTTGTTCCTCCAAGGTGGTGTATTCCAGATTGACATCCCGAATAAAATCCCGATAACGCTCAATGATCACGGAATTATTATCCGCTGTCTTGGTATTCTTTACAAAATTCCATACCTTGAGATATTCGGTATAATAATCCTGATTTTTGGACGGATTAAACGATACATCCATCGTTTTAATAAATTGGAGGAATGAGAGGGGATTATTTGCGTCCAGAGCATCACGAACCACCACATTTGGATTGGTAATGGATTTGGGAATGTTCGGATATCCTAGTGATTCTAACGTCATTTATCTTATTTAACCCACATGATACAATGATAAGCTCTGATACAAGGTATCTCGCAAAGAAATGTTCATCATTTCAGAATTGTAATTAAAATCGAATTCCTCAAAGATTGGTTCCGATGTTTCAGTGAGTATAGGATCACCATTTTCATCTCTCAATACGTGTTTGGATGAGAGATTATCATAAAGGGTGTAGTCATATACAATTGTATTGTCAACAAGGGTGTTTTCGTATCCAAATTGGTATTCAAAGAATAAATAATACTTCGCTAGATCGGAATATTGGTAGGTATCGGGAAGAACCAGAGGCCATCCCCAATTCACGTTATATCCAGACAACATGTAAGCACTCAATCCAGTTTCTTCGGTAGGTTGTTCGGTATTTAACAACTCATAACGATTGGAGAACTTTTCCAGAGCTACAATAGGGGTTCCCGCCGATATGATGTATGTATCAGTGTTTATCGCTGTTCCCAGATTGGTTCCAAAGATTTCCTTAGACGAAAATCCTTTAATATCGAAATTCTCTTTGAATTTGTTATTAAATCCAATCAATTTATTTTTGCTGATTGATCCCAAGTCCAAAATTCTTTTGATTTTTTCAGGATAGGTGAACAAGTTAGATTCAAACACATTGTTGTCAACTCCCGTCATTCTCATTTGAGAAATCAGAGAGAAAATCTCTCCCCTATCCACATCTTGGGTGTTTTCCACGAAATTGGTAATCTTCTCGTATATTTTCTTACCAAGAGTATCATAGGAAGAACTCAGGGTTCCAAATACTGATCCCATGAAATCATCAAACAAGACAGTCTTATCGAGGAGGAATTCTTGGAATCTTAGACTCTTGAATGTCTCTTGGGCATCAAAGTCCTCGTTTTTCTTATCAATTGTAATATAATTTTTTGGATACACATCAAAATAATCGGTGATTACAGCCAAGGAATACGAACTTCCCTGATCATTGATTGTTGATAGACTCGCGCTCAACTGAACATAATGTAAAACATCATTTGTTTTGAATTTAACCTTACCTCTGGCAGAACCATAATAAGATTCCACATCTTCCAATTCATAATAGGAAGAATTCACTATGTCCCCCTCTAATAATACCTGAACATTCACATCGGAAATCGAAAGCAGAGGGAAGTTCTTGACGCTAAAATTTTCCGAATCCTTGATTTTTACAACAAATGGAATATCCACATAGGAAAATTTTCTTCCATCAATGTTAAATGAATCAATTTCATAGAACTCTCCATCCAGACCATTGCTGGTGATGGATAAATCCTCCACTTCATCATTATTCACAACAAGAGCGGAAAGAGAAATTTTTGTATTATTTCTATTGTTGAGATATTCTACACTTCTATCAAAAAACAGGTCAATATTAATTCGATTAATGGAATCGTCCTTGAAATGAATATCCTTGGTTCCCGATACCCCAACGAAAAATGAATTATTATCCGACTCCGTGGCATTAATTAGATTACTTCCCGATATCTTGGCATATACAGAGGTATTTTCAGTTGTGATACGATCAATCTCCTGATATTGGTAATTGGACAGGTAATTGTTATAAATTTTCTCATGAAAAGCATATGTCTTATCCAAATGACGAAATTTTGTCAATTCATCAAAATAATAATCACTGTTACTTCCACTTATACGATAGAACAGGCTTGTGATGGGGATGGTGGGGGGATAATATGCCCGAATTGTGATCGGATCACTGATCTTACCACATTTCCATGAGATATTATCATAATAGGTGGGACTATCAAAATCTACGGTGAATGTGTGTTTCAGATAATCCACAATATTGATAATCTTGTATTCCGTGGAAATCACTGCATTGGAATAGCAATCATAGAGGGTGAAATTTACGACATATTTGCCGGGATTCACCCAATACTTTGTAGCTGTCAAAGAACTGGAAATGGTTCCATCCCCAAAGTCCCATAAAACCCGAACATAGCTAAAATCATCCAGATCAGGAATGAACCGAAGTGGTGTCTGTTCCAAAGCATAGGAACTCAACACGTATTCGTTCTTCCAATCCAGAACACTAAATTCAATGTCGCTAAAGCTTGCCATTGTTATTATTTAAGGTGATGATATTAAATAATCATATGGAATTTGATAGGGAGTATCGTAGATTGATGTTGGAGTTCTCGGAGGGAGCGATCCGTAACATTGTGAAGAAATTTCAGAACGATGCCACAGAACAGGAAATCCGTAGGGAATTACAGGATTTTGAGAAATATAAGGGAGGTTTACAAAAGAAAGACCCCATCCAATATAAATCATGGATAGAGTTCACGGAAGCGATCCATGCAGCAAAGGGTAAGGCGGAATTTAAAAATAAAAAGATTCCTAATGAATCCCAAATCACATCAACAGATGATATTATAGCTGATGATGAGAACGTGACGATTTACAAAGGGGATTCCCAAGATAAATGTGTGATGTATGGAAATGGATATACCTTTTGTATTTCAAGACCAACGGGGGGTAATATGTTCTCCAATTACAGATTAGGAGAAGAAGCTACTTTCTATTTCATTTATTTTAAAAAGAAAGCAAAGACTGAAAATGATCATATTATGGTATTAGATCATAATAACAATGGCTACAAATGGACATTTGCGGATAATGATACACAAGAAGTAGATGGAGGTTGGGATGAAATTATTCGTAAATATCCAGAATTAAACCCATATGAAAAATTATTGATCAATAAAGAATTGGATGATGATGAGAGAAATTTAATAAACAAAATAGAAAAATTTGTCAACCGCCCAATATTTTATTTTTTCAATAAATTTTCATATAAAGAAAAGGCACAAGCACTTAAAAGTGTCATTAATTTACCAGATGATATATGGAAAACATTAGATTCAGCTTTGAGAAATGAATTTTTATCCATTGGTTCAAATCTTACAGAATATCAAGCAAATGATCTGAAAACGAATGAAATCGAAAGATATAAAAAGACTAGAGATATATCGACTACTATTTTGATGGATGAAGGAAATTTTCAAAAGAATACTATCGACTCAAAATATAACGAAACCTATAAAAAAATTGAAAAGGAACAGCATGATATGATATTGAATATGGCAAATAAATATAAAAATGGAAATTTTGATATTTCACATAAAAAAATATACAGCCTTCCAGATATTAGTTGGTTAAGAATCAGTGGTAATTTTTATGGTTCAAACAATAATTTAACTTCTTTGGAAGGAATGCCAAAATATGTTGAGCAGACTTGTTCAGTATCTAGTAACAATTTAAAAAATTTAAAAGGCTCTCCCAAATATGTCGGTGGTAGTTTTAGGTTTGATGATAATGATATTTTATCTTTGGAGGGTTCTCCAGATTACGTTGGTGGTAGTTTTGTAGGATCTAGTTATAGTTTAACTTCATTGAAAGGTTCTCCAAAAAAAATTGGAGGAAATTTCACTTTATTAAAATCGCCCAATTTATCGACGTTAGATGGAATTTCATCACACATAGGAGGATATATATCAGTTGATAATTTTTCGGAAGAAGATGCTAGAGATTATATGGTAGATTTGCCAAAATCTAATTATAGTGAATTTGGTGATATTTTAAGTTCTTTAAATAAATTAAAATTTAAAGAATCTAAAATTCAAATAGAATCTACCCACTTTGACAAATACTATCAAAAGCTAATGTCAAGCTTTTTCTAATTATTCACTGTCTGTGATTAGGATTCTATCTCCGATTGTTTGTGGTCTATAAAAATAAGGGAATTTGAAAAATGGAAGGGTTGTGGTCTGCGTTACAAATTCCTCATCCACCCCTTCATAGACCGGATTCCAACTTATAAAGGAGATTCCATTGAATATCTCATTCTCATTACGGGTTCTAATCTTATCAACCCCTTCCAATAAAAGGATGGATGAAGTCAGGGACGAAAGATCAAGTCTTTGACCTAAAGAATTGTTGAGGGGATTGAAGAAATCCAGAATGATATTGATAATACGCTTTTTCAGGTTCTCCTTGTTGATTTTGGAATTGGATTTGCGGACGATTTCCAATTTGCTGGTGGAATATACATCCTTATCTGCTGCCTGAGCCGAATATCCAATATCAAATGCCGCATAGATTGGATCACGGGGAACAACCTCATGACTAAGCATCTTCTTATCAAATGTGGAGTCGATGATGAGGTTTTTCAGGCTGTTTGAGAGGAATGGAGGATATTCATCATCCATTTGAATGGCAAACTTCGGAACCACGAAGATATTCACGTTATTGAAGTCACAAGAATCCGCAAAATTAACCTGATTGAGAATCACGCGATTGGATTTGTTGGGATCAACACAGATACTGAAGAAGTAATCAATGTATTCATCAATAAATCTCTTATTGTTCACCACTTCCACTGATTGAAGCACATTGGAAAGGTTTTTGGTGAGATATGTATTATAATCAATCTCTGTCACAAGCCTAAGCTGGGAACTGAGATACTTGGGAACATTCTGACGAATTTGATCCACCGTCTCCCCATCAGAAATTGCCGTGGAATTGGCAGTATTTGAGAAATTCAGGGT